AAGTCAGCAATTCGGCTGGCCAAATTTTCGTAATCTTGAAATAAATTGCGAGGAGATAAATTAATTTAACTTTTGTCACCCAAAAGGGTTGACACCCCCAGTGGTTTCTGTAGAATGGGAACCATTGAGGGGCATGGTGCTCCTCATCAACGGGAGAAACATCATGGAAATTAACAACTACACCCTCGAGCTCGAAGCTGACAACATCGTTAATCAAGCGCTTGTATCGCACAATGAGTTCGGCGAAGACGCCGTACAAGTAATCCACGAAGTCTGCTTCGCCCACCAATGGGCTACCTATTACGCCAAGGCGTTCCAACTGTGCTTGAATTGCGACACCGATGAAGGCGAAGATTACCTTGAGGAGACAGGCGATACTCACTTCACCAGCATCTCGGACCATGCGACCAAGGTAGCCTACGCCACACTGCTGCAAACCTCTATGAAAAAATATTTCCATTATTTCAATTAAACTTTCGCCCCTTCGGGGGTACTCTTGACGGAGAACACCATGGATCCAGTAATCGCAGACCTTAACCGCTACCTCGACGAGTGCGAAGCTTCTATTGACGAACAGGAAGCAGCCGAGCTTGAGCTCTACCGCGATCGCCTAGACTGGGCAACTCGCGTACTGTCAAACGAAACATTGACCATAGCCGAGAAGGCGCGCCGAATTGTTGCCGGCATTGAAGAAGAAGTAGAAGAGGCCCTCAATGGAGCTTAGACCTCACCAGCAGAAGGGAATCGAGATGGTTCGCGATTCTCTTCGTACAGGCCACATGAGGCCACTTTTGGCGGCGCCTTGCTCTTACGGAAAAACGTACGTAGCCCTAACAATGATGCTTGCCTACGCTGAGACAGGTCGTCGGTCAGTGTTTTTCGCAGATAGAGTGAAGCTCGTGCAGCAAACGGCCGACACGCTGGACCGCATGGGCATTGATTACTCTGTCATGCAGGCAGACGATCCAAGGTGGGACCCGCGCAAGCTTATTCAAATTGCGTCAATTCAAACCGCAGTGAATCGCCCTAACTTTGATTTTCACTTTGCCGTAGTGGACGAGGCCCATACTGTCTACAAGGGGTTCAAGGAAAAATACCTAAATCGCTATGACGCTATCCCGTTTGTTGCGCTCTCAGCCACGCCATTCAGCAAGGGCTTGGGGCAGGTATGGGATGATCTATTAATCCCTATCACTAGCGAGGAGCTCACTGAGCTGGGTTACTTGGCGCCGATTGATTACTACGTCGGCAGCTCGGTAGACACTTCTGGGATTCGCACAAAGCGCTTGCCTACGGGTGGCACTGAGTTTAATCCTGATGACCTAGGTGCTGCGATGATAGAGGATGACCAGCTTAGCGGTGACATTGTGGAGAATTACCTTAAGCATTCACCTGACGGCTCAAAGCGCGCGATTGCATTCTGCCCTACCATTGACCATAGCAAAACACTGGTAGACAAGTTCAACGCGCACTCAAGCGGAATCAAGGCTCGTCACATTGATGGTTATACCGAAGAAGATCTGAGGCGGGCATTGTACGCAGATCATAAGGCAGGGCTCTTTTCGGTGCTCTCATGCAGTCGCTTGCTTGGAACCGGATACGATGCGCCCTACGTAGAAATGTTGATTGATTGCTACCCGTGCAAATCAAAAATTGATTTCGTGCAGCGCTGCGGAAGGGTGGCTAGGATATCTCCAGAAACTGGCAAAACACGCGCGATCTACCTTGATCACGCCGGCAACATTACACGCCACGGCCAGCTCCCCGATACAATTGTGCCCTATCAATTAGACGACGGGACCAAGCGTTACAACGAGGACCGGTTGATAGAGCAAGAAGAGCGCCAGCCAGTGCTCAGGCCGTGCCCAGTCTGCACAACTCAAATGAGCGGTAGACGGTGCAAGGCTTGCGGTTATGAGCTCCCTGTAGATTCTGAGATCTACACTGACAACGAGATCCTTAAGAAGATCGAGCGCGAGAATATGCCCAAGCCTGAGCAGTTTTCAATAGACGACAAGTCTCGTTGGCTGTCAGAGCTCTACCACTACGCAAATCTCAAAGGCTTTAAGCAAGGCTGGGCTCACTACAAGTACCAAGAGAAGTTCGGAGTAGCGCCGGTTAGAGTTAATCTCACCAAGGTTGGCGGAATCTCTCTCGAAGTTAAGAACTGGATAACATCAAGGAACATTGCTAATGCACATCGACGAGCTCGCTAACCTTTGCGACAAGCCTCGCAAGAACTCCAAGGGCTGGACCGTATGCTGTCCGGTTCACGGTGAGACCAATCCCAGCATGGGAATCACTACTGGCCGCAAGGGTGACATCATTGCAAACTGCTTTGCCTGCGGCGCTAACGGGATGGACCTCGCTGACGCACTGGGAATAAACAAATCAGAGCTCTTCGCGCAACCTTTGCAAAAGGGGCAGGACAGGCACTGGCAACTGAACTCTACAACGGACTCAGATGACGGCTTTATCGTAATCCACGAGAGCGCCCTAAAGCGCGGCGAGAAGCCACGCTATGATGACATGGTAGAGTATAAGCAAGCAAAGGCTAGACGAGCTCAGAGATTCGCTCTGGGCCTACAACAGACAATAATCCCATGGGAGAAACTTTAATGGTTAATACAGAACATGACAGAGAGAAGGACAAGCTTCTGGTAAAGCTTGCTCAGGACAAGGCGGCTTACTTCGCCGCTGGCGGCAAGGTTACTAACTACCCTGCCCAGACCTTCGCCTCTAACCTGCATAGCGACTACAGCTCCAGAAACAAGAAGGTAAACCTGCGCTTCGGCGACGTGAAGAAAAAATATGAGTAGGCCACTGTACGAGAACGAAGCTACCAAGGCCCGAGAGATAGCTCTGGGCGAAATAGCCGAAAAGCGCTGGCAATGCGTATTGCAAAAGGTCTCAATCAAGTATCACGTAGACTGCTTGGCGATGAGAGACGATAACCCGATGGCGTGGGTAGAATTGCGCTGTCGGGACAATAATATGCTAAAATACCCTACGTTAATGATTTCTCTGGCTAAAGTGCAGGGATCGAAGCGGCTACAAGATGACACTGGCCTACCGGTGTTCCTCGTCGTTGAGTGGACAGACAAGATAGCGTTCACCAACTTAGCTCAATGCGATTTCACTTTGGGCTTCGGCGGCAGGAATCAAATGAGGGACTGGCAAGATCAAGAGCCGGTCTGCCATATATCATTGGACCAGTTTCAGGAGTTCAAGCAGTGAGTGACGACAAGACATTACACGGCGGCACCCGCGTTTTCACTAACGAAGAGATCAAGGAATGCTTTGACCTTGCGCCTTCACTTACCAAGCAGCAGCTAGCTGATTATTTTGGCTGTTGTTTCAATACGTTAAAGCGCGCAATGGAAAGACAGCCAGAATTTGGTGAAGCTTACAGGAAGGGCAAGGCTTTAGCGATTGCTCAGATGGCAGGCTCTCTTCAAATGAAGGGCATAGAGGGTGACGTGAACGCCGCTAAGTTCTGGCTCTCGCACCAAGCCGGCTGGACTGAGACCAAGCGAACAGAGGTCTCGGGCAGGGATGGCGATCCTATTGATATTGATATGCGCTGGACGATTGAGGTGGTGGAATGAGTGACCCTAAGTATTATGTTGGAGAGACAGGAACATTGCATCATGAGGATGGGTACGAGCTTCCTCAAGATGAGCCTATCATGATCTTTCGAGGGAAGGATATTGGTTCATTAGATGCTATCTGTGAGTATGTTGAAATGCTTATGGATCAGCCTCAAAACAAAACTATTGTTAGTCATTTGCAGTCATCTACTGAAAGGCTGCGGACTTTTTATCAATATCAGATAGATAATCCAGAGCTTCAAAGCGTGGGTTGTAGCCAGAAAGCGCATGAAGGCGTGAGTAGGTTTCTTATTAGAGCTAAAGACCTGTTGGCGGAGTTAGATCAATCATGAGTACAGGCCCGTGGGAAGGTGGCAAAGGCTCAAGGCCCCGCAAGTACAAGGTTCAGAAGTATTTAGACAACTACGACAGGATATTCGGCAATGCCTCTAAACAAGGGTTACAGCAAGAAGGCGATAAGCCAGAACATACGGACCGAGCGAGCAGCGGGCAAGCCACAGGATCAGGCAGTGGCGATAGCGATGAGCACAGCTGAGCGCGCCAAGAAGCAACGCAAAAAGAAGGCAACCTACGAATAATGCCTAAGATGCAGATTCCCAAGAAGCTCCAGCCTTTCCTTAAGCCTAAGCGCATAAAGGTCGCTCTGGGCGGTAGAGGAAGTGGGAAAAGCATGAGCATCGCTGACTTGTGCCTGATGGACGCAATGACCAAGGGAATCAAGACGCTTTGCTTTCGTGAGTTCCAGAACAGCATAGACGACTCGGTGCTTAGCATCCTGCGCGCTGAGATAGATCGCCTGAACCTTAGTGGATTTGATGTCCAAAAGTCTCAGATCCTGTACGACGACGAGCCCGCGTTCCGCTTCAAGGGTATGGCTCGGGACCCAGAGGCAATTAAATCAGCGCACGGGTTCCAACGGTTCTGGGTGGAGGAAGCTCAGACAATCTCTTTCGATTCACTCAAGGCCCTAACGCCTACACTCCGCGAGGAGGGCTCGGAGCTCTGGTTCTCGGCTAACCCTCGGTCATCGCTGGACGCATTCAGCCAGCGCTTCATCAAGCCGTTTGAGAAGGAGCTACTGCGCGACGGGTTCTATGAGGACGAAGACCATCTGATCATCATGATCAACATTGAGGACAACGCTCTAGCGCCTGAGGTTCTTAAGCGTGAGATGGAGGGCGACAGAGACAGGATGAGCCCTGCCCTCTTTGATCATGTATGGCGAGGTCATTTCCTAGATGACGTTGAAGACAGCATCATCCCAGCAGAGTGGTTCGATGCAGCGATTGATGCTCACGTTAAGTTAGGCTTTGAGGGCACCGGCGCAATTATCGCCTCACACGACCCCTCAGATGAGGGCGGTGATTCCAAAGGGTTCGCCCTCCGGAAAGGCTCAGTGGTCCTAGACATCTGCGAGAAGGTCACAGGCGACGTTGCAGAGGGTATGGACTGGGCGCTGCGCAAGGCCCGCGAGTGTCAGGCCGATTGGTTTGTCTGGGACTGTGACGGCATGGGCATAGCACTCAAGCGTCAGGTAGATGCCGAGCTCGAGTCTACTGCAATGCAGAAGCACCAGTTCAGGGGCTCAGAGTCACCTGATGACGCAATGATCCCCTACAGCGGCTCAGACTCTAAGACCAACCGCGACACGTTCCTGAATAAGCGCGCGCAGTACTGGTGGAAGCTCAGGGACCGCTTCGAGGCTACCTATCGCGCAGTCACAAAGGGTGAGTATATAGACCCCGAGAATCTCATCTCTCTGTCGTCTGAAATCCCCGTATTACAGCAGCTCAGGTCTGAGGTGTGTCGTATACCACAAAAAAGGTCAAACAATGGTAAAATCGCCATAATGACCAAGATAGACATGGCGAAGAAATATCAACTGCCCTCACCTAACATGGGCGACGCACTAATGATGGCGATGTTTTCGCCGAAGCAGATCGCCAAGCAAGCGGTCAAAATCAATTTTCAGGGCTGGGGCTAGACTATGGCTGAGTACGAGAACGGAACGGAAGAGAAGGAAGAGGATCAGGAGTCGGGCCAGTACACCGAGGACGATCTCTCGTACAAGGCTGATTACGATGAGCATCAAGACGTAATCAATCTACTGTCTTCGTGCCAAGAGGCGGACCACGACAACCGCGAGAACGCTCGTGAGTCCCACTTATTCATAGACAAAAGGGATGGTCAGTGGGAGCCCATGTTCTGGAATTCGAACGCTAATCGTCCGCGCTACCAGTTCGACTCAGTGAACCCAATCATTGATCAGATCTCTAGCGGCATCGAGGATGCTGACTACGATATCAGGGTGAGCCCAGCCGGCGGCAATGCGACGAAGGACGTTGCAGCGACCTATGACGGCATTATCCGCAACATTGAGAACCTATCTAGCGCTAAGCAGATCTACTCTCAGGCAGCTCGTGGCATGGTCACCGGTGGCTTTGATGCGTGGCGTGTATGCCATAAGTATGCAGACGACAACTCATTCGATCAGGACATCATGATCGAGAAGATTGCTAACCCGCTTGATCGGGTATGGTTTGATCCGGCAGCAGAGAAGCAAGACAAGTCAGACTCGCGCTATGCGTTCGTGCTGCATCCGGTAGCAGTAGATGAATACGAAAGCCGCTGGCCTGAAGGCTCCGGTGAGTCAGTCTCTGATGACCGTGACGGCGATGCTTACTTTGACAAGGCCGAGGTCATTGTTGTTGGTGAGTTCCTGTACGTAGAGTCTGAGGACCGCGAGCTCGTGCTTATGAGCAATGGCCAGACTCACGAGGTCAGTGACGACTTTGGTAAGATCAAGGACGACCTTGAGGCTATCGGAGTGACCGAGGTTAAGCGCCGCAAGCGCAAGATGCACAAGGTCTGCTCTAGGTTCTTTGATGGCAAGGACTGGCTAGAAGATGACCGCGACACAGTATTCAACCGAATCCCTGTTGTGCCTGTATATGGCAACTTTAAGATCTTCGAGAATAAGACGATCTACTGGGGCGTGGTTGAGAAGCTGCTAGATCCGCAACGCGTCCTTAACTACGCGATGAGCCGTGAAATCGAAGAGGGAGCTCTGGCGCCACGGGCCAAGTACTGGATGACCCCCGCCCAAGGATTAGGGCACGAGGACCAGCTACGCACTCTAAACACAAACAATGATCCGGTGCAGTTCTTCAACGCTGACCCTGAGTTTCCATCGGTCCCACAGCAAAACGGTGGAGCCCAGATCAACGCAGGTCTGCGCACTGTTGCTCAGGCAATGCAGGGCATGATCAACGCAACGGCTGGTATGTTTGCAGCCAACATGGGCGACAATCCTAACGCTCAGTCAGGCGTTGCTATACGCCAGCTACAAGACAAGGGCGACAACGGTACTCTCAAGTACAGCCGATCAATGGAAATCGCCATACAGGCTACAGGCCAGCTCATCAAGGACGCCATCCCCAAGGTCTACGATACCGAGCGGACTATTCGTGTTCTCAAGGAAGACGAGTCCTATGACATGGCGGACATTAACCAGAAGGTGGTTGATAACGCTACCGGCGAGATCGTGGTGATAAACGACCTGAGCGTTGGTGTATACGACGTAGTATGCAAGGCCGGCCCAAGCTACAAGAATCGCCAGCAAGAGACAGTAGAGGCCATCACCAATCTAGCGCAGATAGACCCGTCGCTGATGCAGATCGCCGGCGACCTACTACTGCAAAGCGTGGCTACCCCAGCGGCAGGCCAGATCGCAGAACGCAAGCGGGCCCAAATGATTCAGCAGGGCTTGATCCCTATGAAGCAGCTAACCGAGGAAGAGATGGCCGAAATGCAGCAGCAGCAGATGCAGGCGCAAGGCCAACAGCAGCAGCCTGATGCGGCCATGGTTCTCGCTCAGGCGGAGGGCATGAAGGCTCAGGCAGAAATGCTCAAGGCCCAAGTGGACCAAGCCAAGCTACAAAATGACCAGATGAAGCTACAGATCGAAGCTCAGAAGCTACAGCTAGAGCAAGCCAAGATCGAAACGCAGGCTATGGACTCTCAGTCTAGCGCTCAGATCGACGGGTTCAACGCAGAGACCAAGCGCATTGATTCTCAGATCAAAGCTCAGCAGGCCGGTGCGACTATTGACCGAACGCAGATTCAGGCATTCGGTGACGAGCTCGACAATCAAGCCAAGATGAACGACATGATGGATGAGCAGCGCCGTAAGGCCCAACTCGGCATGATGAGCCCTGAAGACCTTATGAGGATTGCTAACGGTGGCTAAGACCAATCAGGAGCTCGCTCAGGAGCAGTTAGACTCCATGGGCATACAGTGGAAAGGCGCAGAGATGAAGCCCTTCTCGCCGTCTATTAACCCGTTCAACCCTAACTTCAGGGCCACGATAGGCAGCAAGCTACGTGAGCTGATTGACGATAGCGGCATAGGCGGCGGCTACAGGCAAGGGCTTATCAACGCTGGGGAAGGCATTGAGACAGCCATAGACTTCACGCCGATTATTGGTGACGCCGTAGGGGTTGGTGATACTGCGCAATCTATTCGCCAAGGCGACCTACTAGGAACGGCAATCAATGGCGGCTCGGTCATGCTTGGCGCTATCCCTATAGCCGGCGATGTCTTGGCTAAGGGGCTAAAGAACCTAACCAAAGAAGAAATCAATGAAGGCGCGATGAAATCTCTTCGTGAAGCATTGAACGTGCCGATTGAAGAGTTTCAGCCATTAGTAGGAGCGCCCAAGTATAGCGGGCCTCTTGATCCCGCTGGCGTAGATGCTCCGGCCTCTCGATTTGCAATGGTGACCGCAGAGAACCCGCCAAACATGGGCCTCACTGATTCGGAAAATATCCTTAGAAGCGAGCAATTAGGCGAAGAGCTAATAAGAGAATACGGCCCAGACAACGTATCTCTGGTGAAGGGTGATTACGGCGGTCTTGAGCGAACTTATATGGTCGAAGGCATGGACCCAATTGCTGCGGCCAACATCGGCAACCGCTATGGTCAGGACTCAGTATTTACGGACAGAGGCATACTATATACTTCTGGATCTGGCAGAGCTGGCGCAAGGGAGCAGATAAGCCCTTTGACGGGCGAGTACGGGCAGCAGATCTACAAACCTAACATAGACTCTGAGCTGGACAGTTTCTACACTGAGATACAGCCAAAGCGCGGCGATCCCATCCGCTTTGGTTTCCCTATCGACTTCAACACCAAGCTCGAATATCCCAGCGGCGAACTTGCACCTGCAAGCGCTAGAGGCGTTCACTTCAGCCGGCAAGAAGGATTGACTGAGACAAACCCAGAATACTACGGCACAGGCTCGGCTGGGGCAGAGGAGGCTTTTGTAGGCCGTGGGCGTAGAGCGTATGGGGAAGGACCGCTAAGAACGTATTTCTACACGCCCTCAGGTTCTGAGCTTGACGTAAGGCCAGAGCAAGTAGTGACTGGCGCTAATCGTTACAAGAGCACCCTGAATAACTTGTACGACATTAAGAGCGACCCTGAGCGGTTAGTTCCTTTCTCCAAGGGCCGTACTGATTTAGAGCGGATGGTGCAGTCACGAGGCTACTCAGGGATACTAACCGACTCGCTATCCAACCCAGAAATGGGCAGGTCCGGATCTGCTGCGGTATTTAGCAATCAACCGGTATCAAGTCTACGGGAGCCCTAGTCGGCTCCTGTTAGAATCCTGATCTTTCCTTCGAGCTCTTCTTCGAGCTCTTTGGATCGCTCAAATTCACCGTAGGCGTGACAACTCAATATCTCTCCCACCATCGCCATCAAATCATCTGAGATCTGATCGGGATCGTCTGTCTCAAATACTTCGAATAAATCACTCATAAATCACCGTTGGTCAAATTGACTAGATTTTGTTGATTTTAACCTCTTTATGCTATAATCACCAACAGGCCACCAGACCTTCATCTGGGCATTTACCTTTAAGGGGCACAACATGAGCGAGCTGCAACCAGAAGACAACTACGAGTACGAATCCGAGGACGACGTAACCACGGAGCCGGAGGTAGAAGAAACTGAAGATTCTGCTGAGGAGCAGGATACCGATTCAGCACCGGAGGCGGGGGAGACCCCAGAGAAAGAAATCAAGTTCGATGAAGAGCAGCAGCGTGTATTTAACGATGCAGTCGGCAAGAAGGTTTTCAAGCTTCGAGAGAAGGAGCGTGAAGCCGAGTCGCTGAAAAAGCAGTTAGATGAGTTACAGGCCAAGCTTGGAGAACGTCAGGCGCCAAAGATTCCAGATCTGCCGGATCCGTTTAGACTCTCAGATGAAGAGTATAGACAGAGCCTACATAGAAGGGATCAGGCGCTTAGAGCCGCTGCGGAATACGATATGCAGCAGCAAGCCGTCCAGCAGCAGCAGCAAGCGCTAAAGCAGCAGGAATGGCAAAAGCAGCAGGAGGAAATGACCACTAAGGTTAAGTCCTACTCTGACAGGGCAACTACATTCGGCATTACGCCGGAGCAGTTACAGGAAGCAGGCAACGCGGTAGCGCAGTTTGGGATCGACGAATCTCTCGTGAATATTATTCTTGATGAGACCGACGGGCCCTTGATTACCAAGTACCTTGCCAAAAACCCGTTAGAGCTTGACGCGTTGCGATACCTGCCGCCAGCGCAAGCAGCAGTAAGGATAGCGACAGAAATCAAGCAGAAAGCTGCATCGCTTAAACCCAAGGTAAATAACGCTCCGGATCCGCTGGAGCAGCCGCATGGCGCTGGAAGTGCCCCCAAACCTAGGGGCCCGCAAGGCGCTACATTTGAATAGGAAAGGTAATAGATCATGGCTAATAATTTAAACAGTAACGTCACACGGAAAGTCGCTCGCGTCTTTCTTGATGCTTTTGAAGCTTCACGAGTGCTAACAAAGACTGTCAACACTCAACTGTTGTCAGGCAAGTTCAACCCTTCATCGGGTTCAAACGTAGACTTCAAGCGTCCACACGACTACAACTCTATCCGTACTTCTGGTGGTGATATCAGCGGTTCTGATAAGTCAGACATCATTGCAGGCAAGGCAACTGGTACAGTACAGGACTACTTCACTGCCGCTACTGAGTGGGGCAATGTTGAGGAAGCTCTAGAGCTAGACCAACTCGACCAGATCCTTGAGCCTATGGCCCGTCGCATTGTGACTGACCTTGAGCTTGATCTTGGCTCGTACATGAACAAGAACGCTT